GTGTCTTGACACCAGAGAACCCAGAACCAACTTGCTGACCTGCACGCCCACGCATTGCAACCATCAACAGGTTCTCATACTCCAAGTCATAGAACAAGATGGATGCCACCTGGTCACCGATGTCATTGACCTCTGCCAAGACATGAGCATTGTTGTATGCCCTACCCACTTCCTCAATGATTGATGGGAAGATCATGGGTTTGATTTCGTTGTCTCGGTAAACTCCGACAACTTTGTATGGGTATTCTGTGATATCAAAAACACAGAACGTGCTATAGTCTTTGCCTACGCCACGTGCAACGTCAACTGTGATGACGTACTCATGATTTTCACGTGGAGTCTCATACAAAGATAACTTCCCATTTCTCTTCACTGGGTCTTCATAGACCAGTGCTTTGAGTTTTGATGCTGCAATCAGGGTGTCAACAGATCCAAGGAATTCGCACTCGAACTCGATCTTGAACTGTTGCTCTGATGTGTTGGCAATAGTTTGTTTCTTCCACTTGGCGTCTCTGCCTGGTACCTCTGACCAGTGCACCTCAGTGGCAACATACTCATTCTTTCCACGCTCAGCGTCATGCCACATCCTGTAGAAGTGGTTCATGCCGTGAGGCGTAGACACGATGATCACCTTGGTGGACTTACCAGATGAAATCGTGGGATACACAGATGCAAAGAAGTCATCTGCCAGGTGGTTTGCAACGAACGCAAATTCGTCCAGGAAGATGATGTTGAAGGACATACCCCGAACAGCAGATGCTGAGGTGGATGCCGCGATGATCTTGGAACCGTTCTCCAGTTCCATAGATCCTTTGTTCCACGCTACGATACCTTGCTGCATCCAACGCGGCAGGTTCTCGTACGCCAACTGTAGTCTGCCGAGGAGATCTCTAGCAGTAGCCGCTTTGTTCGCGAGGATTCCGATATTGACGTTGTCGTTGAAGATTGCATAGTGGAGCAGGAACGATACAACAGTTGTTGACTTGCCCGTCTGCCTAGGCATTTTACAGATATTGAATCTGTTTTTATGGAAATTTTTGATAAGTTTCTTCTGAAACTTATACATGCTGAATGGAACGAGACCTTCGTCCACGTTCACAATTTTGATGTGCTTCTCTGTAAAGTAAACAGGGTCGTTCTTACATCGAACGAACTCGATGATGTTTTCTTCAGTAAATTCTTGCTGAGTGTTTGCCTTTTTTAGATTAGGATTACCAAGATATACGTCACTGCCAGGCATAAATTACACTCCTTTCGCTTCCGACATAAACTGTTTGAAGGTCTTCAACTCTGCGGATTCGGTCTTCCAACTAGACTTGCCGAAAGCAGCAGCAGTGTTTCCAACTGCGAATTTACCAATCTTTCCTGCAACCCCTGCGACCTTTCCAGCAACTCGTGCTGCCGCACCAACCTTGCCAGCAACTCGTTTCGCCTTGACATAATTTTTCTTTGCGGTGTAGTTAGTAGGACCACCAGTCTTTTTCTCAGGTGCTCTCCGGGCAAGTGCACCACCCTGGGCAACTCGGTCAGTGCCTGCACCAGAAGGAGGACGACGGTTGCCACCTGCTCCACTACCAGACAGTTTCTTTTGACCGCCTGAACCAGAGGAGGAAGAAGAAGATGCACTAGGAAGTTTCTTCTGACCAGGAGTTACGTCCCGGACCTTCACCTTCTTCACACCCATATCTACTGCCTTACCTCCAGCAGAAGATACACGCTTGCTACCACCAGAGCCACCAACCTTATTAGACTGATTGCTCTGTGAATTGCTTTTGACAAGACCGCCGCGCTTGGCAAGTGCACTGGTACCTACCTCTTTCTTTCCTGATGGGGTGCTGGTAGTCGTACTCTTAGTGGGTTGAGGAGAACCAGACTTCTTGGCAGCACGCTCTTGTGCCTGCTTACGGACTCTTGCTGCCTTCTGAGCAGCACCAGGATTTTTCTTCTGGTAGTCGGCAAACTGGTCGTCCGACATTTTCGCGAACGCATCACCAGGTGCTTCGTATAGCGGTTTTTTGAACGACATAGTGATGCTACTTGTCCGTGTTATTTAGGAGACCCTTCTTGATCATCTTCTGCAGTTCACTTGTGCTGCCCACAAACAGAGCGTTGTTAGTAACGTTCTTAGGACCTTCTTCTGCGTTCAGATCCTTCATCTTCTTCTGGAGGTCAACGATCTTATCGGTGACATCACCAACGTGCTTGATCAATTGACCAGCAACTTCATATGCTCTAGGATGTTGGGTATCCATGCAGACATCAAGGATACCGTTCACTGCTTCTTGTCCCTTCTCAACTAAGTTATAAAGTTGGGCACGAGAATACTCGTAATCTTTATCTGGATCTTCTGGTCTAGTTTGTTTGGAGATTGCTTTTGATTCTTTTACAATCTCCGATTTAGTTTCTAGTGCCTTATCAATAGCGTCGAAGTCTTGACTCATGTATCAGTACCAGTGGTTGGACTAAACGATTTGCCATCTGCATCAAAGAATGATCTAGATTCGCTGAAACCGAATGTATCCCCAAATTCAATTAGGTCATTATCTTGACTATTTACCAAATTGATCTTGTCACCACTTGCATGTTCACGGATAGCAGTGTTGTATGCACCCCGTTGAACAATCAAATTGTTGCCATCGATCTCCTTGATCCGCATGACTTCATTATTGATTTCAATGTAACCACCGACGCTATAGTTTGATCCGTTCGTTACTCTGAGAAGAGTTTTTACTCGATCGAGGGCGGCAGAAGTTGTTCCCGTTCCGTCCGCATTATAGTCTTTGACGGCTTGAGGAACAACGGTGTATCTCTGCTCCCTTGGAGCACGGATAGCGGTAGAATAATCCACCTGAACTTTTTTGATAATTCCATTTTCGTCCGTAGGTACTTCTTGGTAGAAATACGTCTTCGCTACGAAATCAAGATCATATTGAATGAATCTGCGTGTTGAGAAATCACCCTCATACTCGTCTACGAACCCAACGTTCGTAAGGGTGAATGGAATGTCACGCTTCTCGTCCACTCCCTCCAGCATATTGATGGTCACGCTGTAGGAAGGTTGGAAAAATGGTAGAATCTGCTCAATGATTTGTAGTGCATCGTCTTGCAGTTTTGCTGCAAAACTCAGTCGGAATCCCACATCATATGGGACAGGCATAAACATCTTCTTGACTTTAGTTTTGTCTGCTGGTGACAGCATCGTAAACTTCTGGACAGGAGATGCTTTCCGAGATGCGTCGTAGACGTATGATGTCAACTGAAACGACAGTCGAGGAAGACTGATAGCGACGTTATCATCAAAGTTCGGTTGCTGTTCAATCCGTGCAAGGAACCGTTGGATAGGTCCATATGCAATGGGAACTTTGATTTGACTTATGCTCTTCCCATCGGTACCATACTTTTTGATGGTGATGTTATTGAACAGTGTACCGAAAGCAATTACGGTCTTCCGAATTGTTTCATTGTAAAAGTAATTGCCAACCATTACACTTCACCAAATGGGTTTTTCTCTGTAAAGTCTAAGATGCTATCTGCTTCGCTCTGAATAGTATCTCCCGAGTTATAGTCGGGAGCGAAGTCGTCATCGTTATAATCGACAGTATTTAGACGATATGCACTTCCCTCGTTGTCAACGATAAGTTCTCCCACCTGGAAGTCACCACTGAGGTTACGTGCTTTGAGGGTAAGAGTCGGTGCATCCCAAGAGGTAACAAACGCAGTGCTGAGACTGGTTTGACCCTTGATAATTTCTCCGTAAGAGAACGTACCGATACCAATTGTGCCTGCAGCACCAACAGTGATGGTGGGAGTAGTGCTGTATCCGACACCAGAGTCAGTGATACGAACCTCTCTGACCCGACCAAATACGTCAAGGACAGCATGTGCTCTTGCAACATGTCCACCAGAAGGAGGATTCTCAACGACAATTTCTGGAGGCACAATGTAGTCTGCACCTACGTTGTTGAGGGTGATAGCACCAATACCACTGGTGGTGCTGATGGCAACATCCACCTTGGCACCACTACCCTTACCGTCCTCTGAGACAAACTGGACAGTGGGTGTCATGGTGTAACCAGTACCGGGATTAGTGATGTAGATCTCACTGATCCGAGTAGACCTCAACTGACTTGTTCCAGTTGACGTGGTGATTGCCACTGCCTCTGCAGTTGTTCCACCTGCCAGCGGAGGTGAAATCTTGATAGTTGGTGCAGCAGTCCATCCACTGCCACCATTGAGAAGTTTGATGTAACGGACACCAGTTGCACGGGAGGTCACTGCCTGTGCTGTGGTGCCAACGTCCATCAACTCGAATGTGGCGTTGTAACCAGCAGTCTTGAAGTCGTCATCAATGACATTGACTCCAGTCTGGATGACCTCATCCTCATACTCGAACGGTTCAACCGTCAGAGTGTACGAATAGTTCTTACGTAGTTGATAGAAGTTACTGACATCATCAACATACTTGATCTCCATCAAGAGATCTCTGTATGGGAAGTACAGAAGATCACCTTCATATGGACGTGTGGGTGCATTTGTCAGTCCACGATGACCATCCATCAACGGTGTGATATAATTTAGATAGCGAGTTTGAGAGATGACAATCTTCATCTCTGCGTTGGTACGAACTCCGAACTTAGTCAGCAGGTTATATCCAGCATCAAACCCTTCGTAAGATTCGATATACCCCTCAATAGGAAAAGACTTAGTAAACTTTGAGGAAGATACCTCCCTCATAATAGTCTTTACGTTGACAAAAATACGAGGCATATAGATGAACTCTACCCCGTACATCGCGATCTGTTCGTTTACCAGATCTTGTACGAGGTCCTGCTCATTAGAAGTACCTTGCTGAAAGAAAGGATTTAGTGCCATTATCCAATAAGGTCAAGAGGAGGAAGTTCATACTCAAGCATCATCTTATCTTCAAGGTTTTGAATCTCCAGCATGGCGTCTTCATAGATCTGCCTTCCATTCAACTCAACACCACCAGGGAGTTTGACTCCCTGGAACTTGATAAGATTCTGACCCCACTGCTTCTTGACTAGTGCAGTGAAGTATCTCTTCAAGAAGATGTCGTTGTATACCTTGGGGTAATCATCGGGGTTCAAAACCCTGTAGCAGCGGATGATGATGTAGTCATCTGCCTGCATGCTGTTACCATCAACATCCAGATAGAGTCGATTCTGTCTACGGTTGAATCGGATCTGTTTGTCAGGGTGGAGGATATGATCAAGGTCCTCAAGGTAACGCTTGGTCATTGTGTATCCCATCAGTTCCATTGAACTGAAGAAGTACACGTCATTCAGCATCAACTGGTAGTTGATGTTGAACATGTTTGTGGAGATGAGACGATTGTCCAGTTTGTATACTCTTTCGACCCCAATAACAGCGTCCGGAATCTGGATGAAATTCTGGTTCTCCTCATAACTAAAGGTGGTAGTGCCAATTCCAGTAATATTTGCTGTAGCGGTACTGGTAGTGATACCAGTCGCTTTATCCTGAGCCCTAGCACGTGTAGCATCGAGGAAATCCTGAGTGATCTTATGCTTCAGGTACATCAATTCAACGCCATCCATGTGGCGGTTTTGATAAATCTGAAGGGCATCATCCATCAGATCTTCAATTTGCTCATCAGCAACATTGATTTCAAGAACCGGAGCACCAAGTTGACGCTTGGCGTAAGTAACTAACTCCTGTCTTGTAGATGGGTTTGCCATTTATTCAAGACTTTTTTTCTATTTAGTTACGTCTCACAACGACATCGATCTCGTCACCTGCAGTTGTGCCGTTGGTGAGAGTTATACTGACACTTCCAAATGTCCAATCTGACGCTCGTAGCAGGACACCATTCAAGAATACCTGAGCGTTTTTGGTATTGATGTTTGCGTCAGTTGGAACGAAGGCGGTCTGTCCCTGGGTAGCAGTGAAGTGATCTTCTGATTGATCACCACAGATATCAACCTCGTCTCCCACTTTGCATCCTGTCCCAAGGACAACAGATGCACCGCTACTGTAGTCTGTGGTTTTACGTAACTTTACTCCATTCAAAAATACTTTGAAGTTTTTCGATGCAGTATAGTCACCTGAGATTGTGAATACTGTCTGACCTTGTGTTGCAGTGAATGATTCTTGCTCAAGCGTATGACCATAATGAACTTGGAGAGCTACCTCATCACCTACTGTGGCACCACTAGTCAGAGTTACTGTGCTTGTAGATGAGACACTGAAGTCAGTATCTTTACGCTGACGAATACCGTTGATATATGCTTCTACGGTGAGTTGTGTGCTTCCGTCATTATGGGCATGGGGAGTGGAAAACGATGTCTGTCCCTGAGTGGCAGTTGTGACTCCAGATGCAATAGATGTAGCAGCACCAACTTGGAGGTTGGTAAGACCAGATCCATCACCGGAAAATGAATTACCAGTGATAGTTCCTGATACATCAAGATCGCCAGTAACAGATGCACCACCTGCCAACGTAGCGGCACCATTGACAATCAAGGTGCCCATGGTCCAGACGTTGCCGGTATCCGTATCCACGGTAAACCGGTTGCTGCCGCTGGCGGTCTCAATAATAAACTCTTCGTTATCAGCTCTTACTCTTAGAGTTTCGTAAACTCTGAGCTCGCCATTCTCAACGTTAGTGGGTCCGTAAAGATAACTTGTATCAATACGCTGGACCTTTAGAAGATTAGTTCCTGGATTGAATGTAAGTCCAGTGTGATCTACTTGTAAGGTATGATAGCTACCCCCATAATCATCGGGGTCTTTATCTGAAAAGAAGATATTGTAATCAACATTATCATCCTCAGATTCATCAACATATACTCTGGTTGAACCAGTTGCAATACCAGTTACATCACCAGTTAGATTGCCGACAAATGTATCAGCATTGACCGTGGTTGCAGTGGTGACTCCAGTAACGTTTAGTTGGGAGACTGTTGCTTCACCACTGACCTTACCAAAACTACCAATACCAGCATAGAGTTTGCCAGTGTTGGGGTTGTAAGTAAGACCGTTAGTCTTTATCTTTTGATATCCAGTTCTATTATCAAGGAATCCAACGTGGTGCCACTGGTTACCACTATCAGTTGCAGTATCTACCTTGTTTGCACCACTGGAGATACCAACAATGGTGTTGTCTACAGTGAGACTAGTTGCTTCAAGTGTGGTGATCGTAGAGATCCCACTAAGAATCGTCTCGGTACTTATTCCAACTTCACGTACAGTTACGCCTGCTCCAACACCAGCGGCAATGAAGACTTTGCCGTCTGCAGTGTTGATTGCAAACTCGCCTAAAGCAAGGCTATCGGGGTAATGGGGGACCTTCCCAGCAATCGCTGAGCGTTTGATCCTGATATTCGGGGATGACATTCACGCAGTCGCTATGTAGCGATCATCTAATTGAACTGAGAGTATGTACTCTCGTATAAGAGTATTTAGCTGTTATAATTAGTGGGGAAGGTTCCTATACTATGAAGACACTCGTTGTACTAACTGGACCTCAAGGATCGGGTAACCATCTGTGGTCAAAAATCTTCTCACTACACGAGGATGTCTTTGGGTGGAAGTCTCTGCTGAACAATTATTGGGAGGCACATAGATTCGCAGAACCTTTTGCGGAATACTGGAGAGACCCCAGTAAACTGCAAACTTTCGACTGGTCTCAATCGGAATATTACTTTACTTCTATTAGCGTCCCCCTCGGCATCAAAGAAAAAGGGACCCACTGGTGTCCAAACGTGTTGCAGTTTTGCAAGTCTGCCGAAAATATGGGGATCAAAACAAACATAGTAGTAATTGGTCGGGATCAAACGATCCTTCACAATCAACAAAAGCGGTTGAGGGGTGAACCCACATCCAGGTACTTTCTGGATCAAATGTCTAAATTCCCCAACCCAACCTTTCTCAGTTACGAACTCCTATATCTCTACAAACAGGAGTATCTAAAGCATCTGGATGTTGGAATCCCAGTTGCCTGGTATGACGAGCGTGTGAACGAGATTCTCAGGCGAGATGCTAATGAAAAATACATTGGATATGTTGAGCAAAACCCTTTGGACGACTGCAATAAAACAGGGTGCCCTGCACCCCTAGATCCATTCATTGAAGGACCTACAGGTCCACAACCAGAAAAGCCCACAAAGTGTTGCTGAGTAACATCCGATTCTTGACACAGTGATTTTCTGCTCTTATAATTAGAGTGTGGAACGACGCCGCCACAAAAGATCGTCACTAATAAATAAACCGAACATTTAGTTTTCAAAATGTCTTTTGCAAATCCCAAGTGGTTTGAGCGTTTTCCTCGAACCATCGCCAAGGCTGTTACCTGGCGTTCCTGGATGATGGTCACCAACTCTGTGATTGGTTGGATCGTTGCCGGTAACCCCTGGAAGGGCCTCACCATCGGTCTGATGGCACTAGTCATCAACTCGACGCTGTATCTTCTGCACGAGCGACTCTGGAACCGTAACGACTGGAACCGCCGTCAGACGACTGCCACAGATCGAGTGGTCATCTGATAAGTATTATCTGTTACAGAACCCCTTTGGCATAAATACAAGCGTGTATAGTTTAGGAGTCAAATAAGGTATGAAAAAGGTACGCTGGGTATTAGCACACGAACCCATTGAACTTTTTCTTCGCGCCGCCCGCAAATTTGCTACCCTTATGGAGCAACTTGCACCGGGTGAGCTCGATGTCGAAATTCTGACCCTTTCCGAGTATTCGGAGAAGTATAATGATGGTGAACCGGTCACCAAGCATGATCTTCTTCGTCTGATGAAGGAAGGTAAGTGTGAAATGTCCCAAATGTATACGTCCACTCTCGGACGTGCACACAACACGGACATGCGAGTTCTCGACATGCCTTTCTTGTTCCGTGACCATGACCACGCTAAGTGGGTGCTTGAGGGTGAGATTGGCAACGAACTGCTGAAAGGTCTTGACGAAGAGTCCAAAGGATTCCGCAGCGTCAAGGGTCTTGCATTCACCTATTCAGGTGGATTCCGCATGATCCCTGCCAACAAAGAGATCCACAAAATTGAAGATTTCCAAGGGCTTCCCCTCCGTTGTAACAACTCTGACATTGCCAAAGAAACTCTGAAGGCAGTCGGTGCTGTGCCTGTTCCCATCGAACTGGAGCAGATCAACGAAGGCGTGCAAGACGGCGACATTGTGGGTGGAGAATCCACCTACCCTCGTTTCTTCGGTCTGAAGCAGAACGAGCACATGAACACGATCAACGATGCGGAGCATTCCCTGTTCCTCACCACGATCATTGTCGAGAAAGAGTTCTGGAAGACTCTCTCCAAGGAACTCAAATGCTCAATCCGTGACGCTTCCCGTGAAGCAGCACGTGCTGAGCGTGTCTGGTCCGTTGAGGACATTGACATCGTCAAGAGCAAGTGTCAAGAGGAGGACATCAATGTCGTGACTATGTCCGACGCTGAGCGTGCTCGCTTCAAGGATGCAACTGCTTACTTGTATGACAAGTTTGCTGATACCCTACCTCCTGGTATGGTCGATCGTATTCGTAAGCATGGAACTCCTGAAGAGGACTGATTCCATCTTGACATAACAATACTGGCAGGCGTTATGCCTGCCTTTTTTATTGAGTAATTTTATGGCACTGAATCAAAGTAATAATACCATATTACATAAATTTGAGTGGGACTCGATTTATGCTGCTAGGCAAGTATGCTTTGGAGCAAATGATCCTAGACGCAAATTATATTACTATGATGAAGAAAATTATCTGAACATGTATTTTTCTACTCGCATGATTTGCCGTGCGAAGAAAATACCAAACAAGAGAAATTATAAAATCCTTTCCCCCCTTCCTGATAATTTTCAGACAGCTATGTCCTTCGGGGACTGTTGTGTAGATTCTGCTACAAGGATTCTTAGTAAGTTAGATAATAGAACTCTAAACTTGATGTGGTCTGGTGGTATTGATAGTACCGTTGTGTTTTGGGCACTCGTCGGCACTGGATATCCTTTCCACATTCACTTTGATAACACGGCACAGATAGAGCACCCTGAGTTGTGGGAGCGTATTCATAACAACGAATTCAAACAGATTACTCTTTGCAATACTGAAGAGGGTGCTGGGATAATTCCTCGAACTCACAACCCAGAACATGTATTTGTCATGGGCGAACCTGGTGATAATATCCATGGTGCTGGTAGATGTTTTCTATTTGACAAAGAAGAAAGAAACAAACCATATCAATACAATGCACCAGACTGGGTAGTCGCACATCTTGAACCATCAGTCAACGTGGTTCTCAATGACCCAAACTGCAATCTAAAGCAGTGGCACTGGGCATGGAGTTTCATGTGTAAGTATCAATACTGCTGCATTCGTTCAATCAAGAATTTCAATTTGTGTCCCTATCCTAGGTTTGATAGAGCACCAAATATGATGCTGTTCTATGACACTCCAAACTTCAATAGGTGGTCCATCACTAATCAAACAGAAAACAGTTCCTGGCAAGAACTTCGTGAGTATAAAATGCCTGCCAAGGACTTTATTCTTGCTTCCGGCGATTCCCAACACTATCGCGATAACAAACTAAAGGTTCCCTCATCCAACAGAGCACGTCTCAACATGTTCGATAAACCTATGCCTGGGTTTGAACCAGATCAAGATTGGATGTTAGTTATCAAGAGGACCTTTGGTGGAACAGCACCTGATATCATGTATGATGGGGAAAGCGTTACTTCAAAAGATTGTAAAGGTCTCCCCTAATTTGAGAATCGATCCCAGAAGTAAGAATCAATATATTCAGTGCTGTATAGTCCTGGGTGATTAGTGAAGTCCACATATAATTTACCATCAACTTTACGGTAAGTTCCCTCCTTGATATTCTCTTCACGTATACCTGTTATGGGCAGTGAGCAGGTCTCTTCATAATTTACTGGGACTCCCCATTCTTCAACATCCCACCCCTCATAGTGGTCACTCATAATATCTTTGTACTCATAGTATTGTTTCTCGGTCATATTGAACTGATCTGATGACCATTGATCTTTTTGATATTGATATCTGACTGCTTTGTTTCCTCTATCAGGATAATATAAGTTTGGAGCAAATTCAGTCTGTCCAAATAACTCATTCAGCAGTTGTGTTTTCCCTGCCCACACCTCCTCCATGATTAGGACGTGTACAGGACACACTTTTCTTGCATTTTCAATAACTTTATGATATGGTTGTAGGTTTGAAAATTTTATTTTAGCAGCAGAGTGAATATCACTAAACTGTTTTACATCATCAAGTATCTTCGAGTAATTATTCCATCCATAATTCAACCAAGACCATGCTCTCCGTACAGGATCTCTACATACTATGAGAGCACTAACGTCAAATTCTTTGCTGAGTGCTCTGAGTAACCGCTGTGTAAAATCAGCGTCTAGTTTATAGTTACTATTAGACCAATCAACTAATACGTCTCTACCATATCCCCTACTATCCCACAGACTTTTGTAGTAATCAACATATTTCTGTATAGACCAGTTACTAAAATCTGGAAAAGATGTTACAATCTCTCCAGAGTCAGAACCAAATTTCTGGTACCAAGAAATCTTCGCTTCACATCTCTCTAGTTTCTTTTCATCACCAAGGTGTTGAGTAAAGTCTGCCAAATGATGTTCTTTTGCAACTCCACTCGTCACCCTATGACGAACCATTTTATACAATGGACTCGACGCCGAAAACGCTGTTCCTAAAAAAAATATAAATTTGGGTTTCATGAAAAGACTTCTTATCACCACTGGACCACAGGGGTCAGGAAATCATTTATTAGCTCGTGTATTTAGTCTGCACTCTGCCGTTGTAGGGTGGGAATCACTGAAAACTAATTACTGGGTTCCTAGTGATCAAGAACCCTTTGCCAAATACTGGGTATATCCTGACCAACTAGAGTTCCCTGATGGTGAGTTCTTTCTCGCTAACGTCAGTGTCCCTTTCTTCTACGATGGTGTACGGCAGACACCAAAGATCGTAGAGGTGTGCCATCAGGCAATGCACATGGGGTATGAACCTGTCGTTGCAATTATCTGCAGAGATCAGAATATCAACGCTGTGCAACAACAAAGGGTCGGAGGGGAAGTGACCCTACCGACCGCTAAGGAGTATTACAGATTGCTGTTAGATGATCCTTATATTGAAACTCACTTCCTATCCCATGAATCATTCTTCATGTGGAAGGAAGACTATATCAAATACATTGGGCACCAACTAAAGTTCCCTGTAACGACCGAAGGCATCGACCAGTTCATAACCGGCGATGCCAACGGAAAGTATGTAAGTCCCGTCGAAGACCATTGGTTAGACGAGACTATTAGAGAAGGTCGTCAGACCTTCAGACAACGGCGAGGGGAGTAGCGGTGTTCTTGGCACTGATCTCCAGGAGGTCAGCACGCATTTGCTCAACCAGAGCAAGAACACGATCCTGCAGTTCTGCACTGCCTTCCACCAAACGACTCAGGGCACGGCCACCGAGGTTGGAGTGGAAACCTTCATCCTTAGCGATGGAGGCATAGCGGGTGGAGATGAAGGAATCTTCGACGCACTCAGCCATTTCAGACCAGACTGCTTCTGCACGACCTTCAGCAACGAGCTGATAGGCAGCGAGGGCAGCGGGATCTTCAGCAGCTTCATACTTCTCAAGCAGGGAAGCACCCTTTGCCTGAGGAGCGGCGGCTTCAGCAGCGAAAGCAGCAGCAACATCCAGTTCTTCACCAGTGATGTGCTCGATCACTTCCTTCACCATACGGAAGTGCTTTGCTTCGTCAAGTGCTTGCTTGCTCAGCAGTTCAAGATCACGCACATCGGTGCTGGGATCGGCAGATGCCACTTGACCAGCGATGGCGTACATGTTTTGTGCTTCGTTGACCATACGGCCACGGAAGTGCTCGACGAGATACTCGTCACTAGGGGAAGAAGCGAAGAAACGACGAACGTTCTTCCTGGAAGCCTCGAACAACTCCCGATTACCTTCCTTGATCTTCTTTACGAAATCGGTTCCAGAAAGCATTGTGGATTTCCTTTCTACTTTAGTATTTAGCATAGTGAAAAAAATACCTGAGATGCCCTTGGGAAGTGTGTTCTTCCTTCAGTAATGTCAAATTATAATGGTATTCTTCAGCAATTTTATTTATCTTGTCGGTCGTCCAATCGTACCATGTAATCCCTCCAATATCATCGTTTGCCCAATCATGGGTGATGCCTGGATTGACTCTAAAGATGATATCTTTCAAAAATAACTTGTCCAGCATATCGATCTGACGGTCGATATTTTTCTCATCTCCAAAGTTGATTGATCCTAAACAAAGGACTACATCGGCAGGAGGGAATTCATACTGATAGTATTCTTCCAGAGACATATGGAGATGTGCCTCTTCATTGTAGGGGTCAATACCTACCAACCCCGGTATACGGTCTCTGAGGCGGTTGTAACCGCATCCGACATCCAATACGCTTGAAGGTGATAACTGCTTGACATAATCGACTACAGCGTCTCCTGAGTATTTCAGTTGACCCACATAGTCATCCTTCCAAATCCCACCGAAATAAGAATCCATTATTTTTTAGTTGTCCTGCCCACACCAGCGGACTTAGTAGGAGGAGTAGCAGGGAATTCTCCACCGTCTTGTGGCAAATTCTTCTGTACTTCTGCTGCTAGCATTTCAATCTGTTTTGCCATCACATTGATCCGTGCTTCGTATGCAACAGATCTGGCGATCTCATCAGAAAGTCGCTTCATGTACACATTCAGAATATTCTGAATCTCTTCTTCTTTAGACATAAAAAAAGGGGGAGTCACCTCCCCCTATATATCAAGTTTTTATGAACCTTAGAACGAGCCACCATCGATGGTGATGTTCTCCAGTGAGCGAGTCGTGCCGGAGCAGGAGATCACTTGAGACTGACCAGCACAGTCATTCAGGTACAGGGAACCAACTTCCAAACCACCGTAGGCGCTAGGAGTCATAACACCGGAGTTCTCAGCAGCCTCGCTCGCGAGCACGAAGCGAGCAGCAGAGTCATCCCAGTAGATTGCTGCCTTCTTGGCAGATCCGCTGTAGTAGTTCATCACGATACCAACGTCTTTGTTGGTGTCGCCACTCAGTGCACCGCCATCAACCTTCTGCAGTTCAAGCAGAACGTCTTCGATGGTGGTGTTAGTGGTGTTGATCTGGGTAGTAGAACCTTCAACAACCAGGTCACCGCTGACGGTCATGTTGCCGGATGCAGTGATCGCACCCGTGACAGCAAGGGTTGAACCGTTGTAGGTCAGACCGCCGCTGTCGCCCAGAGCACCGGAGGCACCCGCGAGAACAACGCGACCAGAGGTCAGGTCAGACACCGTGGCAGATGCCATGACGGTTTCGCCGCCAGTGATGGTTGCACCACCGGAACCATTGATGGCACCAGCGACACCCATGGTCGATCCGTCCCAGGTGAGGTTGCCGTCATCACCCAGAGCACCAGATCCACCTGCGACCACGATGCGACCAGCAGTCAGGTCGGAGACCGTTGCGGAGGACATCACGGTTTCGCCACCGGAGATGTCTGCACCGCCGTCCACGTCAAGTGCACCCGTGACCGTCAGACCAGCACCCACGACTGCGGTGGTGGACTTCAGGTAGGTGTTGGTGGCAATGCCCGTGACGTTGATCTGAGCGAAGGTTGCACCAGATCCACCGCCGAGCACGTAGGACTTCACGCGAGACATTGCAGTCTTGCGGTTGGTGCCGCCAGCACCGTCGTCAACGATCAGGAGGTCAGCGTCAACCAGGTCAGCGCCGATGTCAGTGCCGCCGTCGATGTCCAGAGCGGTCAGTGGGACGGTACCGGCATTCAAACCAGAACCATCACTGACGGTACCAGTGACATCACCAGTCAGGTCACCCACGAAACCGCCGGTTGCGGTAGCGACGCCTGCGACAGTCAAGTCACCAGCAGTCTTCAGGGATTGGATGTGAACAATGTCACCCAGGGACTTCCAGGAGACGAATTCCAGTTCGTCACCCACGGTTGCACCCGTAGCGAGGGTGATGGTTGAACCGTCGTTGCCTTGGGTGTAATCAGTACCGGTGATCAGGCGAACACCGTTGTGATACACATCACAGAAACCTTCGGTGAAACCAGCGGAGACTGTGTAAGAGGTTTGACCCTGCGTAGCAGTGATGGTCTGGGAAGTGGTGAAGGTGGTAGCAGCAACACCAGAGACGGTGATGGTTGCTTGACCATCTTCAACCTTGTAATCCTCAAGACCAGTACCAGTGAACTTGAAGCTGGTGACGATACCGGTGTGAGCACCAGCACTCGAAACACCAACCATGGGGATCAGACCGCCAGCAGCGTTCCGAACATCGGTTGCAGTAACAACACCGCTGGAAACAACGTTACGGAGAGAAGCGTCGCGAGCAGTCAGTTCCTGAGTAACCGTCAGGTTAGTGCTGACAGTTGCAGCACCCGTGACAGCAAGGGTTGAACCGTCGAAGGTCAGGTTGCCGCTGTCTTCGATAGCACCAGCAGTGCCAGCGAGAACAACACGACCAGCGGTCAGGTCAGAAACCGTGGCGGAGTTGGCGGTGAAACCACCAGTGACATCCATGCCACCGTTTGCATCAACAGCACCAGAGACGGTGATGCCACCAGTGACGCCGAGGGTAGAACCGTTGAAGGTCAGGTTACCGCTGTCTTCCAGTTCTCCGGCAGTACCAGCGAGAACAACACGACCGTCAGTCAGGTCAGAGATTGCAGCGGAGTTTGCTACGAGACCGCCAGCGATGTTTGCACCGCCGTCCACGTCAAGGGCACCCGTGACAGTTGCACCAGCACCAACCTTCAGGGTTGTGGCATCAGCGAACGTAACGGTTGAAATACCAGTGACGTTGATTGCGGCGAAGTTTGCACCGGCACCACCGCCCAGCATGTAGTCCTTGATCTCGGTGGCAGTGATCTTGCGGTTGGTACCGCCTGCACCGTCGTCAACCAGGAAGAGATCAGCGTCTGCCAGATCAGCACCGATTGCAGTTGCACCGTCAATGTTGACAGAAGCAGCATCAACAACAACGCTAGAAGACAGAGCAGTAGCACTCAGGATCTCAGTGTTGTTGACCTTGAGGACTTTGCCAGAAGCGAGGTTCAGGTTCTCAGAAGAACCGAAGTTGTCACCCAGTGCTTCAAAGTGGAAGGTCTTGTCACCTTCACCAGAGTCAACAGTGAAACCAGCACCGTTAGCAGCGGCATCGTTGGCAGCACCCTTAGCAACTTCGATTGCCAGGTCAGCAACAGAAACTGTGGTGGAGTCAACTTGAGTCGTGGTGCCCTTGACTTGCAGGTCACCCAGGATGAACACCGTGCCGCTGTTGTCGTTCAGAGCAGCAGGGTCAAGGGTGATCGAAGAAGGACCAGTGATCGTGTCGCTGGTAACGATGATCGCAGAACCAGCAGCACCAGTAGCGAACTGAGTGGCAGATGCAATACCAGTAGCGTTGATGCCACCGGTAACACGGAGATCGTTGTCGCCGTAGGTCAGACCGGAGTCATCACCCAGTTCACCACCAGAACCTGCGATCAGTACACGACCCTCAGTCAGGTCTTGGACAGCAGCAGAAGCAAGGGTTGCAGCACTGGTAGCAGTGATTTGAGCACCTTGGACAGTGCCTGAAGCGGTGACATCACCGGTCACTGCCAGATCAGAACCATCAAAGGTCAGAGCGGCGTCGTCTTCCAGTTCGCCACCTGCACCTGCCAGGACAACGCGACCACTAGTCAGGTCTTCAACAGCAGCAGTAGTAGCAGCAATGCCACCGTTTGCGTCGATAAGACCAGAAGCAGTGACAGTGCCGGTGACACCAAGAGCAGAACCATCAAAGGTCAGGTTGGCACTATCTTCAACTTCACCACCAGTGCCAGCAATCAGAACCCGATTATCCGTCAGGTCAGAAATGATTGCAGAGTTTGCAGTCAGACCACCAGTTACGGTCAGACCACCAGCAACGTTTGCACCACCATCAACGTCAAGAGCACCAGTAACGGTTGCACCAGCAGAGACATTGATGTCAGTGGTCTGCAACTGGTTGGTAGTGGTAATACCAGTTGCATTCAGGTTGACGAAGTTGGCACCTGCACCACCACCAAGGACATAGTCCTTGACGCGGGACATTGCCGTCTTGCGGTTGGTGCCACCAGCACCATCATCCACAAGCAGAAGGTCGGCATCAACCAGGTCAGCACCGATGTCGGTAGCACCATCAAGGTCGATAGCAGAGACATCAACCTTATTGGCAGATGTGATCTGATTCAGTTTGCTGTCAGCAATCGAACCAGCCAACTGAGCGTTGGTGATCGTGCCAGACAGGTTAGAAGTCAGATAACCGGTTGAATCAACCAGGTTGAAAGCAGGGGTGTTATCAGAAGCACCCAGTGCCAGGGAGACGCCACCGAAAGAAACCGTGCTATTGGCGAGTTGGTTGTTAGCAACAGTACCAGTCAGGTTGCTAGTAGCAACATCGCCGTCGAACGAAGAGGCAGTAACAACACCAGTGAAGTCACCAGTGGTGCTCTTGATAAATGCAATAGAACCAATGCCGGTGACGTTGATGGCAGCAAACGTAGCGCCAGAACCACCACCCAGGACGTAAGACTTGACGCGAGACATCGCGGTCTTTCGATTCGTCCCTCCTCCGCCGTCATCAACAATCAGGAGGTCGCCGTCAGCCAGGTCAGCACCAATATCAGTACCACCGTCGATGTCCAGCACCGAGAGAGGGGTGGTGATATCAACTTCAGTAGACCAGGACATATTGCCTGATCCGTCAACCTTCATGTAACCGCCAGCGGTGGCAGTTCCAGGAAGAATATATGCTTGGTTATCTGTTAGGTTCGCGGGGGAACCCAGTGAAACGTAGTGAGAACCGTTATTTGTCCCTTCCACCATGCGGACGGCACTACCGGTTGTAGCACCTTCACGAGTCCAGTAGCGGGCAGAACCAACTACCTTGTTATTATTTGTGGATGAATCAATACCAACAAAAAGGTCATAACTGTCCGTCACCCATCCGGGTTCGCCAGCCTGCAGACCGGGAAGAGCAGCGAGATTACCGCGCTTGAACTGTAAAACAGGTGCAGCCATTTACTTTTATCTTGTGATTTGAATAATCAACGAGGAATCACGAATGCATTCATCTTCTATATTTAGATCTAGAAAGACCCACCATCGAGGTCGATCTTGTCGTCTAAAGCGTCATCAAGGTAATTGATAGCAGTGTCCGTAAGACCAGCAGGTCCTGGGGAACTATCGATTGCATTATCAATTACTGCATCAGGGTTCACAAACTTGAAAGAGTTTGATGGAGCATCATAAATTAGAACAAATTTATCGGTTGTTCCCGACAAGTTTGTGGTGTTTACATCAGTAAGGTTGATTAGACGACTCACTGCTGATCCTCCCCCTCCGGCTGATTGATCTCCTAACGATTGCAAAGCAACAGAAAACGTCCCTGCCTCTAGTGCAGCAAGACCTTCTTCAGTAAGAGAGACATCGAAGAGTCCCCCGCTTGATAAAGTTACGGAATACTCGTTCTCCATCAACTAACCGTCGCGTTTACTTGAGCTTGGCCACTGATTACTTTTGTAACTTTGCCAGTAATATCACTCGTAACCAATACATCATAATTGTATCTTCCGGAAGTTATAATACCGCTGGCAGCATTGTCCAGCGAGATCGTAATTTTTCCTTCAGTTGGCGTTGCACCAAAAGTCACACCGAATCCAGCAGCGGCCTGGGCACCCTCATACTTACTCATCTTCGCACTAAGCGAATGATTTGTAAGGTCTAAAGGAGAACCATTAGATCCGGTAATGTTGTATGTTGCAGAAAAGTCAGACCCTTGCTCAACTTGAATATTGACGACGGGAACTGCCATTTTCCATATTCGTTGGTGATATTATTTATAGTTCGCTTTCTCAAGAAGCAAGGATTCTAAATGTGCTAACCGTGCTTCTAACTCTTCAATACGTTTATCTCTGGAAAGTCTTGCTTCTCTCTCCGCCATATACTTCTCGTATCCACTCCTATCAGTAGATACGATAGCGTTATTCTTCGGATCCCTCACTAGATTCGGGTGATCCTTCACCTTGATCTTCTTGTCCATAAAGTAACTCCCAGAGAAAACCCCAACTCATTTTTTCTTTAGCTTTTTATTGATCCGTTTGATCATCTTAGCATACAAAATTTCTTCCGGAGTATAATGCTCCGGATTTTTCTTTGCATGCTTGATGATTCTTTTTGCAACCTTACGGTCACTTTGGTTCTTCATTGGTTAGGCAACTGCGATGGTACGGAAGTCGAGAAGTTTAGGTGCTTCTGCTGAGTTCGTGCTGTTGAATACGATCTTCACTTGGAATGCCGTGAAAGCAGGAACGTTGTTTGCGGTGTATTCATACTCATTGAACTGACCCTCAAGACTCGGGGAGGTCTTCTTGTCAGTCTTACCGTCGTTGTTCTTCGCGTTGATCACATCACCGTCTGAATCCAGGTTGTCGAAACCAGGCATCAGTTCAAACACCTTGTCGAAGTCAGCAGCGTCTTCACGCTTCAGGCGATACAGGACACGGATGTCACTTGCAGCAGGGCGGTTTGTAGCGAAGAGAACTTTCAGAGAAGTGGAGGGGTTCTCAAGGAGAACTTCCTTCGTCTGATAGACCATGTTGTGGGGATCCTCGGTTCCATTCGAGCGACGGTCAGTCTTGTAGTTGGAAACAGGATTGTTGATCCGGTTGGATTCTGTGAGGATGGAAGACTTGAACACGTCAATCACAGGAGACACGTTTTCGTTCTCACTGGACATGTTCGCTTCAAAGGTGAAGGACTTAGCACCAGGCATGGTGAGCAGGGTGTTCTTCTGCTGCTCGTTATCGCGGGAAGCGATGATACGAGTGGTCTTGAACTCAGTCTTGCCGAGCAGAGAGATGTCCTCAAATCCTTGATCCAGGAAGGATGCTTCTGTACCATCAACACTGGTACCGGATGTGGTACGTATCTTGGCAGTCACTTGTGTTCCAGTAGGAGCACTGTGAGAGATGTTGGGGTTGACGGTATCGAATGCGATGTTTGCAGAACCACGTCCACGATCACCACCACCGATCTTGTCCTTAGCAAAGAAGTTGCTACCACCATGCTTCACGTAGTAGTGGTCAAGACCAATCTTGTCATCGATGCTGTTGGTGACATCACCGAAACTATGCTGTTTGTTGATCTTCCGGAGGGAGACACCAGCAAGTTCGTACTTCTGAACTGGAGCATCAATCTCATGGTTCATGACGATGGAGTCATCCACGTTACGGGTGATTGTTCCTGTCAGTTGGTTGGTGCCAACAGACGTGTAACTGATGATCTCATCACCGATGACAGCGTAACCAGGATTGCTAGGAGTGACCTGAGCACCTTCAAACATGTTGAATCCCATGCTGCTTGCCACACTCACGACGGAGGTAACACTTGCTGCATAACCCACAGTCAGTCGAGTAGGAACACTGTCACCAGTGATACCTTCCAGAGTCACATATGATGTGCTGGAGTGATTGCCATGGTTGGGGTGGTTGACCTTGAAGTGGCGACCGTCGTACTGATCGGTGTTGACAGTCACAGTGTCAGGAACGATTGCACCCTGCACAGATGCAATACCTGCTTGTGCACCAGCAGTGGGGATGTATGAAATGGCATCGGTAGTGTTGAACTCGGTGCCAGACACGTTGGTCAGAACCAAACCACTGACAGCAGTGGTAACACCCACGGTCAGGAGGAAGTTGCTTCCAAGACCCTTGGTGCCGAGGTTTGCAGTCAGTGTGTCACCAACTTTGTAACCTTCACCAGTCTGGAATCCCTTGACGGTTGCTTGAGTGATAGCACCACCGGAGACAGTGACGATACCGACACCAGCAAGACCGCGACCTGTCACAGTCAGGAGAGGAACGTCGTCGTAAGTTCCATTCTCGTAACCAGAACCTGCATTGGTGATGCTGATGGTGTTTGCAGCAGTACCCAGGTGTGCCAGTTTCTCAGCAACCACACCGCGAGCGGTGGTGTTGTTTGCCTGAGACATGATGGTTCCCTCAACGATATGGGGGTTGCCCTCCATACCAGAAGACAGACCAACGAACACACGCTTAGCAAATGTCTCGATCGGGTTCTCAGGAAGTTTGTTCCGTGCGCCGTAGAGATTCAGTTGTGGGTTGTAGAGACGGACACTACCGTTGTTGGCAGTGAACTTCGCCTTGTAGGAGACATACTTCAGGTCTTCCAACTGGGAAGCAGTCCAGGTGTTGTTGCTCTGTGCTTTGAACAAGGAACCCTGAGCAGGCTGCTTAGCAACCACCACACGTTGGAACTGGTTGATGTTCAGGGTGTTGATGTCTGCTTCACCCACCTGAGAGATCCAGGCGTCATAGTCACCAGAGGCAGAACCCAGGTAGAACGCATAGTCACCTGCAGGCAGATACACAGGAGCAGGGAACGTGAAGCGAGTAGGAACAGAACCATCATTAGAGATGTTCACCTGATCCGGGTTCAACTCAACCTCACTGTGCTTCATCACCTTCACCGAGGGATAACCATTCTCCAGAGGAACAATACGAACCTTGATTGGAATGGTCTCAGACCTGCTCTGGAAGAACATGTCCACACTGGTCATGAAGATGCCAGGATCCTCAGTAACAACAAAGGACTGTGCCAGGGGGTCGTCGTTGTTGTTCTCCTGAACGTTGGTGACGTTAGTAACGTTCGTAATTCGGTTTACGTTAGTAACGTTCGTGATGTTGTTGGTAGTATTGTTAGTAATATTGGTGATGTTATTGATCACCGGTTCTGGCAGTGCAGGTTCTGTACGGATCACAGTAGTTTCCGTAATCTCAAAACCTTCACTGAAGAACTCAGCACTGGTGTTACTGGCGTTCTTGCCTGGGATCAAGTTCTCAGGGCGAACCTGCAGCATGGATGCAGTGTGGTCACCATCACGGAACATATCCGGTGGGATGTAGTAACAACCTTGTACACAACCAGTCTCGTCAGTGATCAGACGGACATCAGCAACGACTGCCTGAGCACCACTGGACTCACCCACCAGCACCATGCCAGTCTCCAGAGTTCCGAAGAAGTTGGCATCAGACTTCTGGTTCAGTGACTGAGTGTCAACGTTCAGTACAGAGGTGGTCTCAGAGTATGCAGAAGACAGACCCACATTAGTGTTGTAGGGGTTCTGTGAGTAAGTGATGGTCGGAGCGTTGAATGGACCATCCTTATGGTTCGGTGCAGCAAGACGGAAGCGAATGTCAAAACCTTGACTGTTGACCTGGTTGCTGAACGTGTAACCACGGATTGCTTCACCGATCTGGAAAGAACCACTACCAGGAGTGACTTCAATCAGTTTGGGGACAACATAAGAGTTGTCATCCGTCATGTCAGTGCCATTCCAATAGGCAAAGTGCTGGGTGTTGGGTTTCAGCACAGTGCAGTCAAACTGAATGTTCTGTTCCCGCAGGAACGGAAGGGGTTCAGTCTGAGCAAAGAAGTCATTAGCAAATCCCTCACCCTCAGTAATCGTGACCTGGTTACGGTCAATGAAAACGTCAGAGTCAGGAGTCAGATTCATGACACCGCCCCAGTCGCGGTACATGTAGGGGTTCACACTCTCAAGACGTGTGGCAAAGTTCTGACTACGGTCAATAACCTCGTCATATGCCAGGGTCACCACGTCACCGGTCTTGACAATGTTCGGGGAACCCAGGTCGTTGGTGTAGCGAGGATCCACGGTGGGATCAGGAGCACCATTGAGTCCAACAACGGTGTTGGAACCGATCAGAAGATCGATGCTGTCACGGTGCTGCTTAGCAATCAGAGTGCCATTATCCAGTTCGTACTTGATCTCAGTCTGAGTTTTATCTGCGACATCAAAGTTCCGGAATGGGTCAACAACGAAACCATTCTTGAATCGATCAAGTCCAGTGTCAGGATCCTTGATGGTCAAACTGTCAGTCTTTGCCTCAAGCAAGGACAATGAGGTCATCTCTTCCAGATCTTCGATCCGGTTCTCAAGTTTGCCGATATCCTTCATGGTATATCGACGGTTTGCCTTGAAGGTTACCTTCGTGTCATAGCGAGCATCGTAAACATATGGTTTGTAATCAATGTGTGCCAACTCAAAGGAGTCAGTCATCGGGTCAGGCAGGACCGGACGCTCAGCAGGTGTGCCCTGAACAATCGTGAAGGTATTGTTCTGGTTGACATACAGGCGATCTTTACGTGCCAGATAGTGCCTGTAGTCGAACTGGATAGTCTCGTCAGAAACTAGAACGTTAGGAACAGACTGTCCACCAGCAGCAAAGTTGCGGGAGTCAAACTCAAACGGTGACCGAGTCGTACCACTGAAAGGTGCTACGCGAGGGCGCAGATCAATAATATCAGTGTTACGGACATTTCCAAATGCAGGCACTCGGTCGTATTCTGGTTTTTCATAACTAGATGCTGTAAGAATGTCACCACCATCTTCAGAGTTGATGGTGTAGTGGTCAAAGTAAACCTTCAGTTGACCTTGGGGTTTGGTGGCATTGGGTTTACGTACAAGACGTGCAAAGTCATAGAACTCTTCACGCTGTCCATTGTCCAGCAGGAAGTTTGCACGGATGTTGGGGTCACCAGGGTTGACGCTGGAGATATTTGCCTTGATGCCACTCTCAGAGAACTCAATCTCCTCAGTCACAATGAAGTTGTTGGAGTTCTTGATGCAGACTTCAACCTTGTCACTGCCATCACGTGCAAGCACCATGGCCGCGGCACCTGAACTCTTACCAACACCAATCTCACCAACGATCAGATCGCTGTTGTCACCTGCACTTCCAGTGAAGGAAGAGAGTTGCAGGTTGGGGATGGTGGGAGCAGCAGCACCAGTTGATTCAAACACTGCATGCACAGTGACCACATCAGGCACGTCCAAGGAGACTTCATCATCCTGGACACGCTTTCCGTAAACCAGACTTGGGGTAAGACCATCACCAATACCAGTAGAGATACCGGAGTTGACGTTGGCAGAACCATTGACAACCAGAGTTGCTTGCTTCACCAGTGCCTTCACCTTGGAGGACACCGAGGACTTCTGCTGAGTGGTCTGAACAACCACGTTGCTTTGTGAGGCAGTCAGACCAGAGATGGTTCCAGACTTAGAACCATTGGTGAAAACGATCTGGTCACCACTGAGTGGTTCGATAGAACCATCTTGATAAGAAATTGAATAACGCTCTTCATCAAAACCAGAGTAGATGAAGTCAGTACCAACCAACGAAGGTAGGGTCAACTGACCACCACTGCTGGTGGTTTGACCAGTGCTCTCTTTACGGATGTAGAGAATAGAGTCAGTCAGGTCAACGCTTTCGATATACTTGTGAGGCATATCTGCATACAGATAACCCTCAGTCGCTTCTTTGATCTTGCCTGCAATCACCTTCAGGTCAGTGATCGTGACGTTGCCACTGCCATGCAGAGCATTGTGTGCAACACCAGAAACAGCACCATCAGAACTGTTGATCAGAGTTGCACTCTGATTGGTTCCGGCAATAGCACTGACCTCCAGGTAAACAGGATCAGTCTGAGAGACATCGGTGTAAGAAACAATGTCACCGACACGGAGGTTCTTTGCCCATCCAGTAGAAGATGCAGTCAGAGCACCGGCACTGGTCAACTGGAATGTGTTGGTGAACGCTTGCTTCTCTTCCAGAACAACGTCAGCAGCAAATGTGCGGGAACCGCCAGTGGAACGGACGGACTTGACATCCTGCATGTCATGGTCACGGACACTGCTGACCACACGTCCCTGCTGCTCACCATTGATGATCAGGGACTCGTCTTCTTGGAAAGAACCTGCAACATCAGTCAACACCATCTCAGTGGTGTTACTCATGGCGGTGCGGAGCATACCCTTGGCACCAGACTGAGAACCCTGCACGCGAGCAGGTGCTGCCAGGGTCATTGCCTGGTTCAGTGTGATGACAGTATCCAGTTGGATATCAAAGAGCATCAACTCCCACACTGATGCGTCGTTCGCATAAGCAGCGTTCTGGAGTTTGAAGTCGTATACCCGTGCACGTCCAATGCTGTCGCCAGGGGTAGAAGTCTTGTTAGCAAGAAGTCGCTTGCTACGGAGATCAACGAAATCTGCAGAGTCTGCATTCAGTTTGATCTGAGCATTACCAAAAACGTTGTTGACCCGCATGCGGTTGCCAGCAACGAACGGGACACCCCGATCCTTGATCAGTTTGGTGGTACGAGGTTTGGGGACATCGAGGTTACGATAACCTTGCAGGTAACTCTCGAAACCTTTCACATATGCCTTACCAGGACCCACACCAATACACATCAAGTCCTTAGACGGCACATTGCCATCTTCAGTCAGACGACTGGAAAGGAATTGACCGAAGACACTATACCTATCGTTCAGGCACTCCTTTGCTTCGATGGGGAACTTGCGGACATAGTAGTCACCGCTCTCATCGTAAGTACGACGAGCAAATTCTTTAGCAATCTCGTTATAAACAGTCCGGTCAACTAGTTGCTTGACCTTACCTTCATCGGTACGATACAGTTCAATGAAGTTCTCATCATTGAAGTCTGTAAGGGACTTCTTGGTCAGAGACAGACTAATCTTCAGTCGGTCTGCACCAGGAGCAGTGAAGTTAGAGAATCCAGCAGCATTGTCAAACAGACTATTGTCATCAATAGCAGTGACAATCTCTTCGGAGACCTGGAAACCAACTCGGTAAGACGGACGGTTGGTGTACTGATCGAGAATGAGGGTGTCAGTAGGAACCTCAACAAAGGCACCACGTGCAAAGAAGACACCACGGATCAGTTTGAAGGAACAACCAGTGCCAGTTGCAGACGCAGCAATTGCTGAGGCAAAGTCAGATCCTTCAGTTACAGTGGTGACACCGTAAGTAAAATCTTTGAGGGTAACAAGGTTCTCACCATCCAGGAAGAAGTCATCCTTCAGGTCAGTGGAACTTCCCTCATACTTGATGTAAAGGGTTGTGTGTCCTGTGACGGAGGCAGATCCAGAGAGGACGTTGACCACCTTGGCGGTCACACCAGACACCTTGCCCTTGATGCGAAGACCAACCAGGTTGTCGTAGTAGGACTCTACAGGAACACCAAAGAATGTAGGTTCTACCTTGACATACGTATAGTCAGGGTCGTAGTTGAACTTACCAGGGATAACTACGGATCCCTCCTTGAACATATGCTTACCAAACTTCTCAATCTGCCCTTGAAGAACAGACTGAAGTGTGGTCAGTTCGCGTGCCTGAACTGGTGACCCTGGTTTGAAAAGAATCTTGGTATAATTCTTCTCAGAATCAAAATCGTCAAAGTAAGGGCTAACGTTTAGGTTGGTGTTCTGTGGCATCGTATCAGAATTCTAAGATGATCTTGATATCCTCTCGCTGGTTAGATGCTCTAGTTACTTCAGGACGATTATCTACGTAGATAATATCGCCGGAATACTTCTTGATCTCTGGGGAGGCAATACCAGAATTGTAAGTTTGACCCAAATAATAAGTGCGGTTATTGATAGTCGTAGAGACTCCAGTAAACGCGGTATCGACGGTAAGAGTTTCTTCTCCGCTAACTGTCTTGACAACAATGTTCAAAGATCCACCCGTACCAGGGGTTTTCGTAAATCTATTTAGAGAGTATTGGTGAAGGGCTCCGGCAGATCCGTCTGCCATAGAGCGATCTTGCCAATAGTTCAGAACCTTTGTGGTGTTGTCATACGAGATAATTTTCCCGATAGCAGTGGATCCAACACCAACGGTTTGTTTGACAACTCCATCGTTGGCAACCACCATGGTCGTAGATGCTGCGCCTGCCAGTCGCACGCCATACATCGCTGACACCGTGGGGTCGGTGAGAATGTTGGAACTACCCTGCATTTCAGGGTTCTTGATGATGCCAATACGAGCAAACTGGTTTCCGGTGGGGAAATCAGGGTTCGTCACATCGCTGTTCTCAAAGCGGGAGTAAATGAGAACTTTGTTGGAACCGAGTTCACGGTAGATATCAGCACCATGTCCTCCCGGAGGGGGAATGATGACGGTAAAGGATGCACCAGAACCAGTGACAACAGAGTCAAGGTCCAGAGTCGCAAAACTGTATCCTGTGCCACCATTGGTGACCTGGACAGCAGTTGGTTTGCCGTTCACAAACGTGACTGACGCCATACCACCGGCACCATCACCCTTGATGGGCACATTGTTCTTGGTTCCGGTGAACTGATAAGACGCATTGGTTACGTCCTCAATAACAATGACCTCAATACGACCATCAACAGCAGTATTCCTCACGTCTGCTGTGTCAGTGCTAATTGACCAGTCAGAAGGAAGAGGAATGAACTCAGCACTGTCAAATTTGACAATGTTGCTGGGTTTGATGGTGTAAAGGTACTTCCAAATGTATCCGTCACTCTCCAACCTGGGTTGCAGGTCAGTGTGGACGGGTTCTTGAAGCGAGATCACACCCTTGCCACCATTGGCAGGGTCAGCACCGTTATAAAGACACTCATAAACCCTGTAGTCAGAGTTCATGACATAGTAATTTGCCTTATACAATCCAGTTGCACTGGTATTGGGGGTAAGGCGATTTACGCTATAATCATGACGATACATCTCATAGGTTGTACCACTCAACCATGAGATTTTTCGCACCACACGCAGGACATCGCTACTAGTGATCTTTTTGGCACTAATTAGCGTGTCATAGATATCGTCGTGCTCATCAAAGTTGTCAATAGGTGACGGGGTATCCGTATTCCAGTCCGATGCAACATCGGTAGCATTAGGCAAGCCCATGAAGACATAATAACTATTATCAGTGGTAGTAATTCCACTGACAAAGTTAGAAGCATTCAATACCCTAATCTGATCAGTGATAATGGCTGGCATTATGCTAAATGACTTCTCGATTCAACCTATTTATGGATAATCCACGAGGAGTTTTTGCTCACGGATCAGAGTAGGCGCAGTTGCTATACCAGTAAGACCTGTACTGTTGATCGTAAACGTGGTTCCGATGGCAGAGTTTGCCGTCACTTTTGCCCAACTAAACTCGGCGTAGTGGGTGCCCACATCGCTGTGTAGACCGGTAAAGTTGAGTCCATGACCACTAGCAATCTCGACGTGGACCTTGACCACATCAGATGCTAGATCTTCGATGTGAGAGCACTCGTAAATGCCATCAATGCATGTGACAGCAGTGCCAACAATTGCGCTTCCGTCTTGAGACAGTGATGTCAAACCACTACCAACATTCGATCTAGAGATCACAAAGTAGTCACCCGTGCCAATACCAGTCTTCGTGATGCCACCATGCTGGTTCTGACGCTGAGGGTCATTCAGTGCAATGTGGAAGTGCAGTTGCATGCCCCCTGCTGTTGAACCAACACCACACACATACCCGTTGTCGCCAACGATATTTGCCACATTCTTTTCAACTTTCTCAATTTTGAAACCTGTGGTACCATATCCTACGGGATTGACTTCATTGTCAATCAAGAGCATCGGCCAATCTTCCTGTGGGTTGTGAGTATTACCCTCAGTAAGACTAAAGATCAAGGCACCGCTGTCGAGATAGACCTCAGTGTCAAGAGCAGCAACGTTACGAATGACTCGACCTGCAGGGAAGATTCTTGCTCCCAAGGAAGGACGGGACTTAGGCACCTTGACGCCTTCAACAAATCTATCTTCGGTTTGCTTACACAGACTGATGACTCGTGTGGGAATAGCAGCGTCAGTGATATACGGACCCTTGTAGTTCGTGGTCTGCACAGTGTCTCTACTGATCACACCACGCATGACACGACTGTCTTGCTTACCCAGTGTCAGGTTGTCGCCTTCCTTGACATCAGGGAAGTCCTCTGCGGTAGTGATGTCAGCATCGGTTCCCCGGTAGAACAGGAACTGGAGACTTGAACCTGCCTTGGGTGGTTCAGTAAATCGGATTCTGGTTCCACCCTCAAAGACGTATGCCTTGCCAGGTTTCTGGAGAACATCATTGATAAAGATCAGCAAGACTTGATCCAGTTCAACCACGGACCCATCACGCTTCTCAATGCTCATAGGCACATTGTCTTTAGTGATCTGGAACACGCTCCGGCGTCCATCAAACTGACTAGAGAAGTCATCAAGAATTTGTAACTTACCGAACACCCATCCAGCAAACTCATCGTCATGGGTATCCAGGACTGTCACTGTGGCAGGAGTGAACCCAGTGCCATAGGTGGAGATGGTTGGGATACCAACCACGTTGAGAACTTCCCCGACAGTAAATCCATAACCAGGGTTGACCAGATCAACCTGACCAATACTCCTACCAGTGCCAACAGTGACAGTCACGCTTGCACCAATGCCAGTGTTGGCACTCACCAAAGCGATGTCATCATATGCACCAGGGACATATCCCACACCCTGGGTATTGGCAAAGGAGACAACAATACCTTTCCGAGGCAGACGGTTAGCGTTTACATCGTTAGGGTTGGTGTTGGCAACAACACCTGGTTCATCGTTGCCCTTGAAAGCAACTGAGGTGATGCCAGGGTTGGGAGAACTGATGAACTCATAATCAATGTCAGGTTTCTGGAAAATGTTGTTGATTAGAATTGCACCGAAGTCAGTTGTAATACCGATGACATCAGTATTATCCTTTTTCAGCGTAAACGTCTTACCGATACCAGTGAACTGATCAGCAATATCATCAAAGATCATGTTGCCATCGTAGTTACTACGCTGGAACACACGACCCTGGAAACTACTACCAACTAGGACATCAGCATTGACCAAACTATGGGTACCAATACCAGCAGTAGTCAGGACTAGTTTGTTACCAACTAGGGCATCGTCTTTTGTATCTGCAAACGAGAAGTTGTTTGCAGCATTTTTGATGATATAATAATCTCTGTTTGACTCCAGGGGTGATGGTGGGTTGAGTGATCTCAACTTGACCTTTGTACCAGTATCCAGATCGTCAGTCAGGATAGTAAAGTAATTTGAACCTAAGTTGATGCTTTCTGATGTGATTCCAGTCGTTCTCCTGGTACCACCAAACGGCACATCAACAAATGTAATTTCATTGTCAATGATGTTGTAGTCGCCCAGCATTGCCTGGACCGTGTCGCCGTTGGCGTGAGTCTGCTTTGTCGTTCCCATCCAGGCACGATCCACAGTCACTTTGTTGGGGTCACCACCAACGTTGGTGAGGCGAATCCTCATCACCTCATCATTGATCTTGAAGAGATCAAACCGTTCAAAGATAGATGCGTCTGTCAGGACAACATCTTTATTGGCAATAGAATCCAATGTGGTAGTCACACCATGCTTTTGATACATGGGGGACTGGATAATATTATCAACAGAGATAATACACTTAGTGTTCTGCTTCTCTGCTTGGAAGGTATGGGTCGAACCAATACCCACAGTGGTAATGCCGATAGCATCTGCTGTAAGAGCAAGTGCTTTTGTCGCTGCTAACTTGAAAGTATTCTCGTTTACTTTGATTGCAAAAACTTCAGATGGCAATGTGGTAGCAGCACCCACACCATTCACACCATGCTGAATACCGATAGGTTCATTGCCCTGATGGGCGGTATATTGTAACTTCTCACCAGTAACGAAGAAGTGATTGTTGATAACAATGCTGTCGCTACCAGCAATCACTGCACTTGTACTACTGCCATCAAACTCTTTCCGAAAAATCGGGTCGAGTTTGTGACGCAGTTTGAATGTGCGTTTGAAACTCTCCGTTTCGGCGTTGAATTGTTTGTTTACAGAACCGAGGTTGAATGTCATTAGATGCCTATCGTCGTATCTTGGGCGATACTATCGGGACGATCAAGTCGAATCTCATAAGTCCGGCAAACATATTCTTTGTCTGCTAGCGGCATAAACATCAGACGCATGTTTGTGCCATCAAGGTCCATCTCTACATTACGAATATCGCGTCTCTCATTAGAGGCGTTGGACAGGTTGTTGTACGTGTTGTAGTTGAGATTACCGTGCGTGGAGTTACCAGCAACAGTGAACACAGAGTATTCATCATCCGTAGTATTATGTATTTGCACAAAATACTTGACTGATGTGAAAGTCCCAGTGTCCTTGATCGATATGGGGGTGTTGGAAGGAGTTGCAGAAGCACCAATCGGCACATAAGCAGCATTCAATTCAGCGTCTCCAACAGGCAGCGAACTAATGCCGGAAACGTTGGATTGTGCTGTTTGAGCAACACCAACTTGGGTTACCATCATGTGAACGTCAACTGCCTGGTTGGCAGCAGGCGTGTAGGTCAAACTGAGGACATTGCTGGATTGATCCATGTCAAAGTCACCCAGCGTGGTGCCACTGTCTAAGTTGCCGTAGTCACTGTAGATGACATTACCGTTGCCATCCATGAGGAAGTTGTACTCTTCCATCTCACTTTCGGTGGCAGTTTCATGTGCTATCACCAGCAGACCCGAACGGAACTTGGTTCCATCGATGTCAAGCAGTGAGACTGTGGCAGGAGATCCAGCAGAAGCGAAAGCAGAACTGACGCCAATTTTCTCAACATGTCCGAAGGCAGTGCTGCCGATACCAGCAGTTACCGTGCGAGGCAGTTCTTCTTTGTAGAAAGTGATGTCATACGTGAACGTATTGTTGAACGGTT